CCACCCCCAACAAGGTTTGTTGGGTCTCTCCCGGCTTGCGCCGGGCTCGACCCAACCTACGGGAACCGGAAGGCGCCAGCTACGTGCCGGTGCCACCAGGGGGAGAGGGAGACCTCGGAGACGCCGGCGCCTTCGAGGGCGTGGATCATGGTGGCGGGGGTGGAGAGGATGGCGCAGTGCTTCGCCGGAGCGGTGCGGCGCCAGCGGAAGATGAGGAGGTCGCCGGGCCGCGCTTCGGCGGGGGCGATCTCGGCCATGTGGCGGCGGGCGGCTTCCAGCAGGGTCTCGCGGCCGTGCGCTTCGGCCCAGTCGCGGGTGTAGGCGGGAAGGGGCTGCGGCTCGCAGCCGTAAAGCTCGCGCCAGACGCCGCGCACGAGGCCGATGCAGTCGGTGCCCACGCCCTTCACGCTGGCCTGGTGGTGGTAGGGCGTGCCGAGCCAGGTGCGGGCGAGGGCGACGATGTCGGTGCGGGTGCACATGGTGAGGTGGTGAGGAGCGAGTGGATGTAGGGTGCAATAGGCCGATAGGCCGTATTGCACCGATCGACCGTCGCTCGGTGCAATGCGCTCGCTACGCTCGCTTATTGCACCCTACGAGTTTCTCGCGCTGTGCACGGGTTCGCCGGGTTTGGCGACGGCGAGGACGTAGTCGGGGCCGGGCATGTGCGGGAAGCCGCGGAAGTTGACGGCGTTGTCGAACTTGGCCTGGCAGGTGGCGAACTGCTTGTCGCAGCCGGCGGTGACGGTGAAGGTGTCGGCGGCGCCGACGGCGGACGCCATGGGCTGCCAGAGCTCGATGGTGGCGATGCCGTCGGCGAGGGTGTGGCGCTTTACTTCCTGGGCGCGGCCGGCGTTGGCGCCGGAGGTGAAGGCGACGAGGCCGCGCGTGAACCAGCCGGCGGCGAAGGCCTCGAGCCCGGAGGCGGTGAAGAGGCGCGGCGAGGCGGCGGCGAGGACCGTGCCGGTGCCGCGGAAGGCGGGATCGGCGAGGTCGATGCCGCATCTGAGGTCGCCGAGGTCGGCGTCGCAGCCGGACTGGTAGAGCCGGCCCTTGGGCTGGTTCAGGTAGTGGGCGAGGCCGCGCACCTCGGCGGTGAAGGCGGCGCCGGAGCGGCGCACCTCGCCGAGGCTGCCGGCGCGCATCAGCACGCGGCTCTCCGTGTCGGCCCAGTTGACGCGCCAGATCTCCACGGCCGCGTCGTCGTAGAGGCCGGCGGCAAGGTCGTCCTCGTTGAGGCGGTCGGACTTCAGCGCGGAGGAGACCTCAAGGTTGTCGACCGAGAGGCCGAGCGCGTCCTTGATCTCGCTGGCGGTGAAGCCGGTGGCGGCCTCGAAGGCGGTGCCGTCGAAGGCGAGGTCGCGGTCGTGGTCGGTGAAGCCGAAGCGGGTGGCGTCGGCGCGCGTGATGCGCCAGCACCAGGCCAGCGTGGTGGCGCCGGTGTCGAGGTGCGCCTGCAGGGGGGCGGGGAGGGTTTTCATGATGCACGGTGGTTGTTGGGCAGTAGGCAATAGGCAGTAGGCAGTAGGCAGTAGGCAGTAGGCAGTCGTCGGTTGAAATCGCCAATCAGGGGCGTCGACCAACTATTGCCTATTGCCTACTGCCTATTGCCTGGTGTCAGACCCGGAGAGTCTGACACCGCTACAGGCGGATCTCGACGATGGGGATGGAGGGGATGGCGCCGTGGCGGAAGCCCTGCAGGTTGATCTCCAGGCGGTCGGTGTCGAAGCGGACGGGGACGTCGAACGCGAAACCGGCGGTGATGGGTACGTCGGCGGCGGGGATGTGGCCGGGCTGGAAGGTGACGATGCCGGTGGTGTGATCCACGCTGTAGGCGGCATCGGGCGTCTGTGCGACGGCGGCCACGGCGACGAGCACGGATCCTGCCACCGGCTTGCGGACGGCGCGGGTCCAGGGGTTGAACTCGGAGCCGTAGGTCTTGACGAGCTGGAAGGCGGCGGTGGCGCCGTCGCCGGTGCCGATGGCCTGGTCGAGGGCGGTGGGCGTGCCCTGCGGCGGGCAGGACTTGCAGTCGGCGGGGTCGCGCCAGCGGAAGCCGTGCAGGCGCCCGCGGCGCTCCTCGAAGAAGGCGATGACGGCGTAGAGGTCGTCGAGCGATTTCACGCCGTAGCCGGCGTTCCAGCTGCGGCGCGAGTCGGCCCAGCGGGCGTTGCGCTCCTCGGCGCCGGAGCCCAGCACCACCACGTCGGTGCGGCGCTCGGGCCCGCCCTGCGAGGCGCGGGCGATGGCGGTGGGGAAGCGGGTCTCGTGGAACATGGGTGTGAGGTGGTGAGCTGGAAGTCGGAAATCGGAAATCGGAAGTCAGAATCGAGCTCGGCAAATCGGGTCTGTTCCGATTTCCGATTTCCGATTTCACAGGTTGCGCTGGCCCTGGGCGACGGCGCGGGCGAGCAGGGCGGCGAGCTGGGTCTCGGAGCGGCGGAAGCTTTCCGCGTCGGGGGTGCTGACGTTGAAGGTGACGGCGATGCGGCTGCCGGCGTCGGCGCGCACGCCGAGGCTGCCGTCGGGGCCGCGCGCGAGCGGCAGGATCGCCTCGGGGCCGCGCTCGCCGGCAAGGCCGATGCGGTTGCCGGCGAGCGGGAAGGCGAGGGGGCTGGCGATGACGCCGCCGCCGGCGAACGGCACCGGCAGGCCCTGCCGGACGATGCCGCCGCGCGCGAAGGCGGCGCCGGTGACGAGGCCGGCGAGCGAGCCGCCGATGGCGTCGGTGATGGGCTTGAAGGCGGCCTTGAGCGCGAGCTCGGACAGGCGCAGCGCGAGCGAGCGCAGCACGTCGCCGAAGCTCCTGCCCTTGAGCGCGAGGTCGACGAACGACTGGGAGATCGCGCTGGAGAAGCGGGCTCCGGCCCTGGAGACCTGGGCGAGCTGCGCCTCGAGCGGGCGCGTGTCGGCGTCGATGGTGACGGTGAGGGTGGGGGCGAGGTCGTCGGGCATGGGATGAGATGGTGAGTGGTGAGATGGTGTAGGTTGGGTCGAGCGCCAGCGAGACCCAACAGACCCATCAATTCGAGAGGGGTGTTGGGTCTGCGCTGCGCTTGACCCAACCTACAAGTGGTCCGGATAGCGCTTCATCAGATCAGCGAGCGTTGCTCGCGTCAGAGGCTCGCCGCCGTGAGCCGGGCCCAGGAGGCCGCGGAGGGCGGCGTCCAGCTCCTTGGGCGTCATGGACCAGAAGTCGGCGGGGCGCAGGCGCAGGAGGCCGAGGCCGGCGGCCATCACGTCCGTCCAGGGAAAGGGACAGGTGATTCGTGAGCCTCCCTTTCCGAGTGTAGCATGGGGTCAGACCCACAGGGTCTGACCCCGTCCGCGCCGAACGTGGCGCTCAGGAGACGGGCGACGATGTCGACGAAGCCGGCGGCGCCGCCGTCCGTCCGCATGCGCGCGACGGCATCGTCGCCGATGTCGTGACCGGCGCCGCGCAGGCCGGCGGCGATGATGCGGGCGGCGTCGCGGGCGGAGAGGCGGCCGGACTGGAAGCGCTCGGCGAGGCCGAGCATGTCGTCGTGGCCGAAGGCGTGCTCCAGCTCGGCCAGTGCGCCAAGGGTGAGGCAGAGCGTGTAGGGGCGGCCGTCGAGGCGGGCCTCGATCTCGCCGCGGTGGGGGTTGGGCATGTGAGGGCGAGCCTCGGTGTTGGGGTGGAGATGAGGCAGTAGGCAGTAGGCAGTAGGCAATAGGCAATGGGCAGTAGTCGGTCGAGCAAGCGACACTCGGCTACTGCCTATTGCCTACTGCCTATTGCCTGGTGTCAGACCCGCAGGGTCTGATACCTACGTGAACGTCAGCTCGCCGGCGGACTCGAGCGAGAGGTCGAAGGTGATCTCGCCGTCGTGGCGACCGGTGAGCTCGAAGGCGGCGATCTGGAACGGGCCTGCAACGGTGCCGAAGTCCGGGATGATGACCTGCCAGGCGCGGATGGTGCCGTTGAATACGTCGTCGCGGATCAGGGCGTCGGAGGCGGCGTCCTTGAAGATGCCGGAGCCCGACACCTTGGCGTGCTTGGCGCCGGCGCCCGCCAGCAGTTCGCGCCACTGGCCGGCCGATTCCGCGTGCGTGATGTCCACCGTCTCGCTGTCGAAGGCGATGGAGCGGGAGCGCAGGCCGGCCACCGTGACGAAGGTGCCGACGCCGTCGCTGTCGACCTTGAGGAGGAGGTCTTTGCCTTTCTGGGCGGACATGGGGGGACTCCTGTGTGGCAAGGTCGTCGAAAGAGGCAATAGGCAGTAGGCAGTAGTCGGTCGAGCGCGTGACGCGCGGCTGCTCACTACTGCCCACTACCTATTGCCTGTGGTGTCAGGCCCGGAGGGACACCTACGCGGGCTCGGTGAGGGCGCGGAAGCGGGCGGTGCCGTGGATGGCGAAGCTGACGGGATCGCGGCGCACCTCGGAGGCCTCGTGGCGCAGGTTGACGAGGCGGTGGCCGGCGAGCGCGAGAGGCTGGTCGTGGAGGGCGGCGCGGATGGCGCCCAGGGCCTCATGCGTCTCCTTCTTGCCGCGGGCGTCGGACCAGACGTGGACGGTGAGGCTGTGCTCGGAGCCCTCCTCGGTGCCGGTCGAGGCCTCGCGCGTGGTGGCCGGGCCAAGGGTGACGTAGGGCATGGGCGTGCCCTGGGGCACGTCGTCCCAGATGCGCCCCGGACCGAGCAGCGCGGTGAGCGCGGCGTCGGCGCCGAGGGCGGCGAAGACGGATTGCTGGAGGGACCAGGCAGGGGACATGGGGAGTCTCCAAGTCCCCTCTCCCCGCTTGCGGGGAGAGGGAGCGCAAGCTCACAGGGTGGCGCCCCAGATGCGGCGGACGGCGCGCTCCAGGGCGTCGCGGCGCGCGTCGTCGTCGGCGCCGCGCTCGGAGGCGGAGACGGCGTCGATCTCGTCCGCCAGCTCCCGTGCCAGGTGCCGCACGGTGCCGGACGACAGGACCTCGTCGCGGACGCGCCGGGCGAGGCGGGCGGCGGGGATGGAGGTCGCGGAGGTGGCGGTGAGTTTCATGGGCGGGGAGTGGGGAGTAGGGAAGTCGGAAATCACAGCGAGCGCTCCTCGCAGAGGCATTTGAGGTGGGCGCGGTGGCCGGCGTTGAGGACGGCGACGATCTCCAAGACGCGGGCGTTCTGGCGGAAGCGCATGGCGGGGACGACGCCGTCGCGCCAGCGGATCCACACCTCATGGGTGAGGCGGCCGGCGAGCTGATCCTGGATCAGGCGCTCCTCGCCCGAGATGGGGCGAACATACGCCCACAGCTCGACGACGGGCTCCCAGGCGACCGCAGCGCCGCCGCCGCCGTCGGCCGCGCGGACGGGCTGCTCCAGGACGAGGCGCTCGTGCAGGGCGGCGATGTTCATGGGGGCGCTCGGGGGGAGGGATGGCGAAGAGGCAATAGGCAGTAGGCAGTAGGCAGTAGTCGGTCGAGCAAGGGACACGCGGCTACTGCCTACTGCCTAATGCCTACTGCCTGGGGCCAGACCCGCAGGGTCTGACCCCTATAGGCGCAGCGTCCTGAACGGCGCCAGCAGCTCGGAGACCATGTCGGGCAGGGGACGGGCGGGGGCGCCGGGCTCGGCGGGCGCACGGTGCTCGTACCAGTGGGCGACGAGGAGCAGGATGGCTTGGCGGATCGGCGCCGGCACGTCCTCGGCGGCGTCGCCGTAGCCGGCGGTGAAGGCGACCTCGATGCCGTTGGCGACGCGGCCCGGCACGGGCCAGACGAGGGCGCCCTGGCGCACGATGCGGGGCGGGGCGCCGGCCCCGTCGAGGATATAGCCGGCGGGGTCGAGCGCGGCGGCGGCGCCGCCGGCGTCGTAGATGCGGAGCGCGGCGACGCTTTGCACCGGGCGCAGGGGCAGATCGAGGGCCGGGCCGGGAGGCCAGGCGTCGCGGAACCAGGACCAGCTCTGGGTGATGAGCGCGAGGCCGGCGGCGGCCTCGACGTGCAGGCGCGAGGTGACGATCAGGCTGGCGATCAGCGTGTCCTCGGCGCTGCCGTCGACGCGCAGGTGCGCCTTGGCCTCGGCGAGCGCGATCGGCTCGGTAGCGGGGGCGGCGGCGAGGATGAGGGGCATGTTGGTGAGGTGGTGAGTGGGGAGATCGTGAGATTCCGGAAGTCGGAAATCGGAAATCAGAAGTCAGAAAAATCGGAATCAGGAGACGGAGTGTTTTTCCGATCTCCGATCTCCGATTTCCGCTTTCTGAGGAGCGAGCGGGACCCTGGCCGGGGGAGGGCGCGGCAGGGTCCCGCCCGCGTCGCCTTCGCCGCAGACGGGGAGCGGCGGGGCGAAACAATCACCACCCGTCATCCCGGACGGAGCGATGCGAGCCGAAGGCGAGCAACGCTCCGATCCGGGACCTCGTGAGGCAGGCTCCGACTCGCCTCACGAGGTCCCGGATAGCTTCGGGCCTTCGGCCCTCAGCTTCCGGGATGACGGGTGGAGGGTTACGCCGAGAACTTGAGGAGCTTGAGGGCGTCGAAGTCCTGGATGCCGCCGCCGACCCGCTTGGTGGTGTAGAACAGCACGTAGGGCTTGGAGCTGTAGGGGTCGCGCAGGATGCGGATGCCGGCGCGGTCGACGATCAGGTAGCCGCGGCGGAAGTCGCCGAAGGCCACCGAATAGCTGTCGGTGGCGATGTCGGGCATGTCCTCGGCCTCGGCCACCGGGAAGCCCATCAGCGTGGAGGCGTCGCCGGCGCGTGCCGCGGGCTGCCACAGGTAGTTGCCGTCGCCGTCCTTCATCTTGCGGATCACCGCCTGCGTGGCGCGGTTGAAGACGAAGGTGGCGTTGGCGCGGTAGCCCGACTTCACGGTGTAGGCGAGGTCGATCAGCTTGTCGCCGGGGTTGGAGGCGGGGAAGGCGCCGGCAGTGCCGGTGGCGATGAAGCCGACGTTGCCCCAGCTCCAGGAGGCGTTGTCGACCTTGGTGTAGTCGAGGAAGCCCTTGGGCTTGGCGGTGCCGTTGCCGACGACGAAGGCGGTGCCTTCCTGCTCGGCGAAGCTCTCCCGCACCTCCTCGGCGATCCACTGGTCGATGTCGACCGCGGCGTCGTCGAGCAGCGCCGAGGTGGCGGCCGGCATGGCGTAGAGCTCCATGGTGGGGAAGGCGAGCTCGGCCAGCGTGGGCGCGTCGGTCTCGGGACGGGCGGCGGTCTCGGCGATCCAGCCGGTGGCGGCGCCGGTGACGGCGAACGGCTTCTTGTAGACCGAGCCCGAGACGCGGCGGATGCCGGCGATGGCGCGGATCGGCGAGATGTCGCGCACGCCGCGGTTGACCGCGCTCTCCAGCTCCTCGCTGACGAGATAGCCGCCGTCGGGGTCGGAGCCGACCGAGAGGGCCTTGGATTCGAGCGCGCGCAGCCGGGTGGCGTCGCCGGTGCGGACGTAGGCCTCGAAGGCGGCCTTGTGCTCGATGGCGGCGGCGGAGCGCGGGGCGGGGCCGCCGCGGTCGTCGCCCAGGCGGGGGCGGGCGGCCTTCAGCGCCAGGTCGTCGACGACGCGCCTGGTCTCGTCGAGGGCGCGGTCGAGGCGGTCGACCTTGTCGCTGGTGACGACATCGGCCGAGGCGCGGCGCTCGATCTGGGCGAGGCGCTCGTCGTTGCCCTCCTTGAAGGCGTCGAAGGCGCGCATGAAGTCGCCGAAGGCGGAGTCGAGGGAGTCGGTGTGCATGCGGGGTCCTTTCGGGTGAGGTGGTGAGTGGTGAGATTGGCGCTCAGCAGGCGGAGAGGGTGGGGTATGAGCGAGAGGCGAGCGCAGGCTGTAGGTTGGGTCGAGCGCAGCGAGACCCAACATCCCTCCG